GAAGTATTTTCTACCGATGTATTGTTTAGACGACTGGATATTAGTAATGCAGTAGACGAAACCGAAGAAATCGCCAATATCGTCAGAAGTGAAAGCTGTACCTTTGTAGTACCAGGGATTTTCATAATCGCTCTCACTATTCGATTCCATTTCATAATTATTATATTATTCCTCCTATTTATCCACCCATCATCCTATCATAATCATCAGCACTTTCGATGATTGCTTTTTTAAGTTCCTCTAAATCCCACTCTATATCAGAGTTTGAATCCTGAGAAGGTGTCTTTTTTAACATCTTGTTTGATTCCTCCAACGACATAAGACTCTACCTCCGTCTCTTGTGGTGCTACTTGCAATCCCTTAGAACTAATCCAATGGGTTGTCCAAGGTAATGGATTGTTTCTCATTGCAATATCATAGATAGGATCTATTCCTATTGCTCTCATTCTCTTGTTAGCAATCCACTCAACATACTGTCCTAATAATTTTTCATTCAAACCTATCATACTACCATCTTTAAACAGATACTCTGCCCATTCTTTTTCCTGCTGTACTGCTGACTTAAATGCATTAACAAGCCATCCCTTTTCTTCCTTAGCAATTTCAATCATATCAGGATCATCACCCTTCAACCAATTGTTTAAGATTGTTTGCGTGATGACAAGATGCTGATTTTCGTCTCTGGCGATGAGAGAGATAATTTTAGCGGATCCTTCCATAAGCTTGAGTTCGCCAAACGCAAACGAGCAAGCGAACGAGACATAGAATCGTATGCCTTCAAGGATGTTGACATTAGCAACTGCTCTATAGAGATATCTTTTAAGGTCTCTTTGTGTCCACTGCGATGATGGTGATCCCTTTGAATTTTGTGACCAGAGATTGCTTGAACCCCATTCTTGAGCGTAGTTAATAAATTCATCGTATGCCTGAGTAATAGATTCTGCTCTTTTGAGAATCATCTTATCTCCTATTATAGTATCAAAAACTTCTGATGGGTCAGAATATATGTTTTTAATGATATATGTATAGGATCTACTATGAATCATCTCCATAAGTTGCCACACATTCATACATGCTTCTAGTTCTGGTAGAGAACAGTATGGTGCAAATGCTAAACCAGGTGCTCTACCTTGTATAGAATCGAGCATGACCTGATACTTTAAGTTAGAAGTAAATATATGTTTTTGTTCTGGTCTTAGTGTCTGATAGTCAGCACGATCTTTCTGTAGAGATACCTCTTCGGGTCTCCAAAAATATCCTAGTTGTTGCTGAGTTAGTTTGTCAAAGACAGGATACTTATATGAATCATATCTTTGTACTCCTAAAGGAGCACCAAAAAACATCGGTTGTTTCTTAGTGTCAACTGTAGTACTCGTATTGAATACGGTCATTCCTTTAGGTTCTGACATTTTTTCGTTAGTTTTAAATTGCACAAGCGTCACACTCTGATGTGGATTCAATCTCACTTAGTAGTGATTCTAAACCCTGTTTTACTTCTTCGACTTCAACCTCGTCTGTCTTATTATCATATGTATTCTGATAGTAAGATGTTTTCCAACCATACTTATAGGTTGTTAACAAATCATTTGCCATGACTGAGACAGGCACTTCATTATCAGGATAGTTGTCTGGATTGTATGACCAGTTACCACTAATGGCTTGATCAAAAAACTTTTGCATAACAGCAACAACTTTAACATAACCATCATTACTTTTCATATCCCATAGTAATGTGTAATGTGGTTTTAATGATTGATATGCTGGAACAATCTGCTTAAGAGGTCCTTTCTTGGACTTTTTAATGGACAAATAATCTCTTGGTGGTTCAATTCCGTTTGTTGAATTAGACACAACGGAACTGCTCTCCGATGGCATTTGTGCCGACAGAGTTGAGTTCCGTAACCCATATTGTTTGATGTCAGTCCGTAAAGTATCCCAATCATAGTTTAATGTATTAGGTACAATCTCATCTATATCCTTTTTATATGTATCAATAGGTAAAATTCCATCAGCATACTTAGTTCTATCAAAATATCCACAAGCACCTTGCTCCTTTGCAAGTTGATTTGATGCTTTCAAAAGATAGTATTGGAATGCCTCTGTTAGGTCATGAACCATGTTGTGTGCTTCTGGATCATTATAAGATAACTTATGCTTGGCAAGGTAATGTGCGAGTCCAATATAACCTATACCAAGTGACCTACGATTCTTAGTTCCAATCTCTGCTGCCTTGACAGGATACCCTTGGAAATCAATCAATGCATCCAATCCACGAACAGCAAGATCACATAACTCTTCAAGACTGTCAAGACTTCTTAGAGTTCCTACATTGATAGCAGATAATATACACAATGCTATCTCACCATTAGGATCATCTATGTGCTGTAGTGGTGTAGTAGGTAGTGTAATCTCCTGACAGAGGTTACTCATCTCTACTTTGTCCTTGAATGAACTATGAGTGTTCACATGATCGATGTTCATGATATAAATTCTACCTGTCTCTGCTCTCTCCTTGAGTAGACTTAGTATCAGTTCTTGTGCCTTAACTCTTCTTGAGGGGATTGTTGGATCATTTTCGTAACGCTGATATAAGTCATCAAACCTATCGGTCCCAAAACTCTCAAACAAGTCAGGACAATCATGAGGGGAAAAAAGCGTGATTTCCTTACTTTCGATAAAACGCTCATAGAATAACCTACTTAACTGAATACTATAGTCTAACTTTCTGACTCTGTTGTCCTCTGTTCCTTTGTTGTTTTTGAGGACGAGGATGTCTTCGATTTCTTTGTGCCAGATTGGGAAGTGGACAGTTGCTGATCCACCACGGATGCCATTTTGAGTGCAACATCTGACAGTACTTTCAAACTTTTTGAGGAAAGGAACAACACCTGTGTGCTGTACTTCTCCACCCCTGATTTTACTGTTGATTCCCCTGATTCTACCAGCGTTGATACCAATACCAGCCCTTTGTGCGACATACTTACCAATGGCCATGTCAGAAGTAAAAATGCTATCCAAGGTGTCGTCAATATCAACCAGAACGCAAGACGCATATTGACGAATTGGTGTTCTGACTCCTCCCATGACTGGTGTTGGGATGTTGATCCTGTGTCTGCTGATTGCTTCGTAGTATCTTTTGACATAATCTAACCTTTTTTCTTTTGGATAATCTGCAAACATAGTAGCCGCTATCATCATGTACATGAACTGTGGAGTCTCATATACCTGACCAGTACTACGGTCTTGTACTAGGTACTTGTCAACAACTTGGCGAAGTCCTGCATAAGTAAACAGAAAATCTCTATCGTGATCTATAGACTTATCTAGTTCATCTATCTCGTCATCATTATACTTTGTTGTGATATCTTTATCATAGATACCCTTCCGTATACATTGAGTAATATGATCTCCAAGACTAGGATGATCTTTAATCTTTGCATAAAGACTTTTTCTTAGACTAAACAGTAACAGTCTAGCAGCAACATACTGATAGTTAGGGTTCTCTAGAGATATGAGATCGCTAGAAGATTTAATAAGAATCTCTTGAATCTCTGCAGTTGTAATTCCATCATAGAATTGCAACCCAGATTGTATTTCTATTTGACTAGCAGAGACACCTGCAAGATCCTTGCATGCCTCTTCTACCATTACATGCATCTTATTAAGATCAAGAGGTTCGATGCTTCCAGACCTCTTCTTGACCTTAGTTCCGTTACTCATACTTTTTTCCAAGTGTTAAATTTGACTTTTGCTTCTAAGTTTTGATATGTGTTTAATTTTAGCATGGGCATCACATCATGTCCAGCAAGAACCATATCGTTTATGTCCTTTTCCTCAAGAGATGAAGGCCATATCACTACCTTTTCTCCTCTATCAATGGTGTCTGAGATTCTTGTACAAATCTCACGATTCCTTGGCTCGTTATCATAAACCCAAACAGGATCGCTAACACCCCACTTCCCAACATCACCGTCTGCACCGCACATAGCAATGCTATTTGGAACGAACGAGCTGTCGAACGGTCCCTCTGTAATATAGACTGGAGTTCCTTCTTTGATTTGATCCAATCCGTAGATTTTTGGTGCATCATCATAAAGCATTATAGTGATATATTTAACAGAGTTTGGAACTAGACTTCTTCCCTGAAATCCTACCAGTTCTTTTTTATAAAAGAGTGGTATGACTATACGAGGTTCTTCAATTACATTTGATCCAAATGTCTGCTTTAGTGAGTTCGTAAACTCACAAAATTTCTCCGCATAATAGAATTTATTAGGATCGATTTTTCTACTTTCAAGGTATGTGCGGCCTTGAACATTGTCACTGCAAAAGGGTAGGTTTACCTTAGTATTAAATGTTGGGGATTCAAATTCTGTTACCTCTTTGGGGGCAGCAATAGCAGAAGCACCTTTTCTACCAGCAAACCCACCTTTAAACTTCTCCATAACAAATTTTTTATGAAGAGTAGTATCTATCTGTTTAAGAAAATTGGCAAAAGAAAGTGAAGCACCACAGTTATGGCACTTAAAGTTAGTATTATTCTTTATTGAATAGAAATATCCTCTTGCTTTATTCTTATGTTTCTGCGAGTCTCCACAGACAGGACAACGAAAGTTGTACAGATCTGGTTTTACTTTTTTAAACTTTTCAAGACGAGCTGATAGAAGACTAATATATTTCGAGTCTATCAGATCCATCAATGCGTACAGTTTCTTCTAATATTATACTTGCTGCCTGTGCATTAGTCAAGACTGGTTTAATTATTCTTTGTCCGACTGGACTAACCAAGAAAGATATAACAGCAATAGAACCAGCGATAGTCCACATTTTCTTTTCCATGACTCGAAGACGGTCATCGACTTTTCTGATGTCTCTCTCACATCCTTTCTTGATTTCATCTGTCTTACGGGTTACTTCTCTATGAACACTATCAACCTTTTCAAATAAAACAGCATCAATCCTATCTTGCTTATCAAGTTTTTCGTTATGGACAGCAAGAAGTTGTCCCATCTTTACAGAGTTTTCCTGTAAGGTTGAGACAATTTTTTCTAATCTTTCTATTATTGCAGAATTTACATCCATCGTTTCCTAGACCCTGCACCACCGTACAAATATCGCTTCAAAGGTTTTTTGTCTTTTTTCTTTTTACCGAGACCTTTATCATAACCAGCAACTGGTCCTTTAGCATCTGCATTAGAGCCAAATCCACCACTCTGCCCGACTGCATTGCCGACCATTTCTTCTTTAACAAGTTTAATGATCCTAGCAAGGCGACGATCCATTAGATATCTCGTAATTGTTCCAGACAATAATTATCATCAACAATATTATTTAGTTCAGTGGAAGGATATTCTGGTATCCTACCAAGATAAGAAAGGAAACTCTTGGTGCAAGACCATAGTTCCTTATCCAACTTGAAAAATAACAAAGGCACTCCTGCATCACCAAAGACATTAAAAAGGACTATAAAATGATTCAGAATCAGATGAGTTCTTAACTCGCCACTGTTCTTATATCGTTTCAGTAGTCTTTTTATGTATTTTATTCGTTTTAAATCATCATAAAAGTCATCCTCAGTTACTGCCTGAGGATTTTCATAATTTTTTATAGCGAAAAGGAGATAGTTACTATCATTCAGTTCATCAAATCTCATAATAAAATGAAATAAATTTATTTATTCGTCAGTAGGATATGCAATACCGTTAGCACCTGTAGACACACCAGACATAGCAACTAGAGTTTCAGATTTTACTCTGAGAGAACCGTGCATATCAATATATGTCGTTACACCTACCCATCCTTGGTGTCCTACATGGTAGGAACCTGATGTCTCAGTTGATATACCATAGACTAGCGAATCATACTCTGATCGATCCTCCTGATATACACTATCTAGCACTGAACTCTTAGGAAGTTCACTGATATAATAGCTTGTTGCCGAGATACTTACTGCAGATAAACCTGCTGTAGTATCTATGGTTAGTATTCTGTCACTAGTTATACCTGTGACTACTGCATCGCCGTAATAAGTACCGACTCCGCCTCTTGCTCCTACTCGGATTACCTGTCCGACAGTTACATCGGATGTGAAGGTAGTACCAGTACCTGTGACAGTTGTACCGTCAACTGCTACTGTACCAAAAGTAGCAATGTTATCATTGTTGCCCCACAGAGCCATGTTTCTACACCCGAACTACAATTTGCTTAGAATTATTTATAAACTCAGGAACCTAGTAGTGCTTTCTCTAGTGCTTCGACTAGCTGATCGTCTACTTTATTGCCTGATTTGGCAGCAGCCTTCTTAAGAAGTCCGATG